GGAGTCGACTTCGGCAAGGAACAGGATTACAGCGTGGTGTTGGTTGCCCAGAAGGTTGAGGGCTCCCTTCGGATAGTTCATGTCCACCGTTTTCCGCTGAAAACTGAGTACGCCAGCGTCATCGGCTACGTGAAAAGCCTGCAGGATCGCTGGCATGAAGTAAGAGCTGTGTACGCTGACGTTACAGGCGTCGGCAACTATATTGTAGAGGACATGGTGCGCAGCGGGATTCAAAGCGTCACCGGCGTAACCTTCACGGTTCAGTCAAAAGAAGAAATGGCTACGATCCTGCGTGAAAAAATGCGTAGTGGCGAGGTGCGGGTTCCGTATGTGCCCGCTAACCGCCTTGAAGACGTCGACATGACGGCTGAATTGAACATTGAAAAGTACGAGTTGATGAAGACGGGCCATCTCCGATTTAGTCATCCTGAGGGTGGCCATGACGATGTTTTCTGGAGCACGGCTCTAGCAGTGTTTGCAGCTGTGCAGTCGCCGTTGCCTGGTAAAGGCGCTGTTATGCTTCCACATTAAGGGTGATGAAAGACGAGTTTTGTTGCTGAAAAAGTTCGTAAGGGCTTCAAAAGCCTGAAGCAGAGAGTTAGCAACTTCACAGCTCAGCGGAAAGTTCCGCCTGACGTTAGTAGACGCCAGATTGAAGAGGAGATCCCTGTAAGCTGGAAAGCCGACAACATGCTGTGGGGCTACCTTACAAGGTACATGCTTAAGGGCTCAGGCGCAGGCTTTGTTACGCCGCCCTACACGGCTTATTGGGAACGTCTCTGGGGAGCCGTGCCCATTGAAGACCTGCCCAAGTACAAGGATCTTTACGCTTTCACACCTTACGTTAAAGCTTCAATTGACGTTACAGTTAATTTAGCCGTCAGCAACGGCTTCGAGTTGGAAGGCGGAGACGACGCTGTCAGAGAGTGGCTCTCGAATTGGATTGACGAACACAACATTTTGCAGACGCTTCGCATCGTTGCCACGGACATGCTTGTGTTCGGAAGCGCATACGTAGAACTTTGCCGAGACGAGGACACAGGTAAAATCGTCTGGCTTAAACCTTTAGATCCTGTTCACCTTCGAGTCCGCAGGGATGCTTACGGCAACGTTTTCGGCTACATTCAACTGTTAACTTTTCCCCCTGTAATTTTTGAGGCTGACAATATTAGTCATTTCCGTTGGGGCGCCAAAAGTTGGTGGTACGAATTTAGTTACGGAACAAGCCTTCTTAGGCCGTTACTGAAGATTCAAGCATTGATAGATCAGCTTGAAGACGACATGGCTGTCATCGTTCACACTTACGCTAAGCCAATGCTCGTAGTGAAGGCAGGAACGCCTGAAAGGCCCTTCAGCGATGCTCAGTTAACGCAGCTTATGGAGGCTTTCCGAGATCGCAAGCCAGCAACAGACGTTTTCGTGCGTGGAGACGTAAACGTTGATGTGGTTCCAAGCCTCACCAAAGACGTGAACATCACGTGGTGGCTTGACTATCTTTACAAACAACGTGAAGCCGTGCTGGGCGTTCCGAAGATATTCTTAGGCGAAAGCGAAGGAACAAACCGCGCAACTGCCGAAGTGGTAATGCAGGAGTATGTTACAAGGCTCCGCATGATGCAAGAGTTGCTAGGCGACAAGCTTGAAACAGACTTGTTTAGGCAGCTTATTCAAGGCGAGTTTGGAGAAGGCGTGGAGATTCCTCATGTTGCTTGGAAACCGATTTGGGAGCCCACAGTGGCGGACAAAGCCAAGTTTCTCAGCGACCTCGTAGATAAAGGCATCATTCTGCCTAAAGAGGCGCGAATGCAGTTGGGCTTTCCAGAGGACTATCCAGTCAGCACGCCTGAAGAGTTGCAGGCTGTTTTGAAGCGGAACGGCGTTAAACATTGACTTTCTGGGGTTTTCCGAAGCGTGGAGAACAGCGCATCTACGCTTTGCGCACTCAGGCAGATGAGAAAGTCTGTGATGAATGCAGTGAGTTGGACAGTCAGGAGTTTGTCTGCGAAGAAGATGAGAACCCTAAGCGTTATTTCGAGTTTGCAGAGCAGGTTGACGAGGAAATTGACGCTTGGAAGGCTAATGTTCACCCCAACTGTCGTTGCTGGCTTGAGGTTGTAGACGTGAACAGGGAAGGTTAAGCCTGTGAGTTTTGCATGTAAAAAACTGTGCGGCTACATGGACATGAAACGTCCACACTTGACCTGCCTGTTCTGCCGCGTGAGGCGATATTTCTACGGGAAAATGGACAGGAGCCAGTATCATTACAACAGCAAGATGCGGATCGTTATGCCACAAGACTGCACGACCTACATCCTTTTCATCGATAACAAACGACATCTAGCCAACGTGAAAGCAGCAGTTCTGAAGCGGCTGCTCACCCTTTGCGAGTGGCTAGCAAATTAATGGTGATTTGAAGCATGCCCGGTTTAGAAGAAAGCGTTACGGTCTGGCGTTACCGAGTGACGGACCCTAGCAAGTTTGAAAAGTTCCGTGTAAAAGAGCTTGGGAAAGGCGTCAAAATCACCCTCGGCAAAGTTAAGGGCGCAGAACGCTGGGAAATCCAGAATTACATGTTTGACAAGGAACAGTTCAAAACACGCGAGCAAGTGCGTAAGTGGCTTGATGAGCATTTGAAAGCGGAAATTCAAACGTTGCTTGACTTTAAAGCGTGGAATGAATGGCGACGGCGATTTGTGAATGCTTACGTCAAAATTTCAGAAGTTTCATAGTCATTTCGGAAATGACAAAAAAAGGAGTGAGATAGAAAATGAGTTTTCAAGCAGCAGAATGGACAATTAAAACGATAAATGACCTTCCAGATTCGGCGTTTGCTCTCGTTGTGAAAGGCGAAAAGGATAGTGAAGGCAAAACAGTGCCTAGAACAAACAGGAACTTGCCGCATCATAAGCCTAACGGCGACGTTGACCTTCCACATTTAAGGAACGCTATGGCTCGCGTCACGCATACAAGCCTTTCCAAGGAAGAACAGAAGCAGGCGCACGACCATCTTTTGAGGCATTACAGGGAGCTTGGCATGGCTCATCCGCCGTGCAGCGTGCCCGGCTGCAAGGGCTACATTCCAAAAGAGCAGAAGAAAAGTATGCTTGAAGATTGGCAGGCGTTCAAGGCTTACAGTGAAGCGTGGCTTAAGGCTCAGGGCAAACGTGCTGTTATGGTGACGTAGAAAATGCAGCTTCGTTATTATGTTCCCTTCAAGGCTCAAGAAGGCGTTAAGGCAGAGCTGGCTCTAAAGGAAAAGCTGATCAACATTGAAGGCGTAGCTGTAGATGCAAGTGTAAACGCTAACAAGTGGCAGATTCCAAGCGAAGACCTCGACTTTGTCGTTGAGAGCCTTACAGGTGCTCAGTTGCGTGTGGACCATGCTGAAAGCGCCTTGATGGTTGTCGGCAGGGTTGTCGAGGCTAAACGTGACGGTGACCGCGTATTTTTCCGCGCTGAGGTCGGGGAAGAGAAACTGATTGAGAAGATACTGCGCAATTACGTTACACATGTAAGCATTCAGGTGGACAGTGACGATGTTGAATGTAGCAAGTGCAAGATGCCCACGCGGAAAGAGGGTGTGCTGGTTCACTTGCATCCTGGCGCCTGGGAAGTAGTTCACAAGCCTAAGGTGCGAGAGTTAAGCATCGTGGCGAGCCCAGCCTACAAAGACACGCAGTTTCATCCTGTAGGCTTCTACGCAGCCATGAACGAGGACCAGTGGAACGCTATAGTGAAAAGGCAGGATGAAACAAGCACTATAATTCAAACTCTTACAAATTCACAGTTACTGGAAGGTAACAAGGATGTGGGTTCTAAGGGAAACCTGCAAGGACCTGAAAACAAAAAATTTGAAGCAAAGGAGGCGAAACCTTTGTCAGAGCAAAACGCTCAGGCGGAGGCTTCTCCACATCAAGCACAAGGCGTAGTAAACACTGCACCAGGCGAAACAGCGCCGAAACAGGTTGAGTATGAAGACTTGATGAATCAACTGCAGCAACTCGAAAAGCAGATAACGCAGACGAAAGCGGAAGACGCTGAAGTTGAAGCTTTAAAAAAGAAAGTGGCTGACTTGGAAGCTGAACTTGGCAAAAGAGTCTCAAAGAAGACGTTGAGCAAGAAAATAAGTGAGCTTTCTAAACGGCTGGCTGAAGTGGAAGCTGAGGAAGCGGAAGAAGCAAAGAAAGGCGGGGAACCAGAGAAACCGAAGGCTCCGCTTGAAACTGAGGAAGAAGCGAAGCGTGCAACGGGCCAAGGCATAGTCGCTGTTGACGAGATCAGCAGGGACGCGCTTGGCAACTACGACTGGTTCAAGGACCTCCTGAAGGCTCACAAGAAACTTGTGGGAATGAAGTAGAGGGACCTTCATGTCTGCCCCATTTTTGGAAGGAACATCACCACACATAAGCGACCGTTACATCATAACCATGACGGCGGGCGAAGACCTATCTGTAGGCGACATCGTTGAAATCACAGCGGACTACACCGTCAAAAAACCAACAAGTACAAACAGCCTGAAAATCGCTGGGATATGCTTAACAAACGCTGCTAACGGCAAAAAAGTAAGTATTATCAACCGCGGCGTCTGCCGAATCAAAACTTTTGGCACCGTAAACGCTGGCGACCAACTCGCCGTTTCAGGCGGAACCGCAATCACAGACAACACTAGCAAAAACACATCGATAATCGGCATAGCCATAAAGGCTGCAGTAAGCAACGTGTGCGACGCGATAATCTGGTAAAAGGTGATTTAAAATGAGCATGACTCGCGACGCATTCACGTGGGTTGACACCGGAGCCATAGCATATCCATCGCTGCACAAAAAAATAGTCGAGTTGACGATGCCAAGTTTGGTTGTGAAACGGCTGTTTCCAGAGTTTCCGCTGGTAGCTGGCAAAACGGCTACATTCGTGAAGCAGAGCGGTTCAAGAAGCGCCGTCATAAGCGAGACAAGCGAAGGCGCAGAACTCATGATGGACTTCACACCATACACGACAGTGACCGCTACACCATACAAAAAAGGGTTAAGAGAACGCATAAGCCGCGAAAACATTGAAGACCTCTACATCCCAGTCATTGAAGATCAACTGCGTAGGCTTGCCCGGCGAATGGCTTTCACCATTGACAAGGACTGCATGAACGTCATAGATGCTGCTGCAGGCTACTCAAGCGCAGGCACGGGCAAAAGCCTCGGCGCAACAGGCACAGAGTTCACCATTACAGGAGGTTTAGGCACAAAAGACATTTTGGCTGCGGAAGCTTACATTGCAAGCATGAACTTCGTTGCGGACTCGCTGCTGGTTAACCCCATAAACGCGCGAGACCTGAAGTACCTGCCCCAGTTCAGTTTGGCAGCTCAATATGGTGAAGCGGTCATTCAGACTGGCGCAGTGGGCAAAGTGTACGGGTTAGACCTGTACACAAGCACCGTTGTCCCCGCAGGCACAGCCTACGTCATAAGCACTGGACAAAACCTGTCAGCATCATACGCTCCAAAGCCGCAAACAAATGAGAAAGTCGTTTGCGACGGAGACTGGGGTTCTTCATAATTAAAAGACCTCTGATGACTGACATGGAAATCAAAAAGGAGTTCGACAGCGTCGACGTGATGTTGACGACACGGTACGCGCCTGTAGTGCTGAATGGAGAATGCATCGCCAAAGTTACTAACCTAGCATCAACTTAAACTGCCATACAGCAGCATCCATTTTTCTTCATTTCCCCATTTTTTCAAATTTCATCTAAACCCGAAACTTTCAGAGGGGCTCTCCCTTATCCTTACTGTTTTTTCATGTTATGACCAAGCCCTCTCTGGAAGCGGGAAATAACAGAAAATCATGGTTCGGTGAGAAAATGGCGACAGCGTTTATCACGGTTTCGGATGTGCAGGCTCAGCTGAACGCCGCATATGATGCTGCAGCGCACGTTTACAGCGTCTACGGGCTTAACATTCAGGAAGCAAGCATGCAGGCGCATGTGGATTACGCGAACAGTTATGTGAATGCGCTTTTAGGCGTTGATTTGGCTAGTTCAGACCCGAAATATCCCTTCGCAAAGATGGCGGCGCTTGACATGGCATGCATGAGGGTCCTCGTAGTAAGCAGTGGCGGAGCGTTAGTCGGAGCCTACGATTATTTCCTGGGCGACTTGAGAGTTGCACGTGCAGGGCCCTACGCTGAAGCGATTGAACGCACCATAAGAGGGTTCCGCGAAGATTTTGCGAGGCAAACCACAAATCTAGTATCATCTGTGAAAGCGGCTGAAGCCACGGCTGCCGGTGAAGTGCCAACGTACAAAGGCGGTTTGATATCCCCATGAATTATCACACGTGTGATAAAGTTTACCCGGGTAAACAAAAGCTGAAACCTACGGAGAAATCAAGTTTGCATGACGCAATAGCCGTAACGCCCAGTGTGGAGAGTGGTTAACGATTGCTGAAGTTAAAGTATTAGAAGATTGGGGTCGAGAGGCCGAGTTGCGTAAGAAGTGGATGCGAATGTGGGAGAGGCTTGGAGTTCGCATCTTGAAGTTTCCAAAATGGATGCAGGCAATCATTCTTGAAGACGTGAACACGGCGATTGAGAATCGCGTAGCAACCATGGAGATGATCCGCAATGCCAAAACAAGAAGATAAAGTTTCTGAATGTTTTTGGGGAGCATATTGTGCCCACGCAATTTTGACGGATAGAATTAGCGTTTACCACTGTCCGTTTATGGGTTCCTGCTTCAAGAGAGTCGAAGTGAAAAAGAATGAGCAAAGTAGTCGGTAAGGGCAATTACATCGTTGCAAGGGTAAATGGCACCAGGATGGTGTTGACAAGCATAGAACTGCAGAAGCTTATTGATGATGGCTACGACGTTGAAGTGGTCACGTCAAGCTAAGGTCCTTTGGAAGTGAAAGGATTGTTCAAACAGGTGGGGTGAAACTGAATGGTTACACAGGACAACGCCTCAATAATTTCTAGCGTTTTGCATGACAATTGGACGTTAACAGGCCCAGCAGTTGGAGACATTCTTTGGGCAACAACCCGTGTAGACGCTGCTGCATTCTTGAGCAGCGGAAAAAACTATGCTGTCGGCTGCTACAACCCTACCAGCCCAACGCAAGTAGCGCCTTTAAGCCGCGAAGTTTGGCAGCAAGTCGAACGCGTCATGGTTGACGTTTACGTTAAAGTAGTCACAACACAAGCGGCAGCAACAGGCATAAGAGAGGATATGAAAACGGAAATTTACAGGGTCCTGCACACTCAAGAACTGAAGATCAGCAGTGTCAAAGACGCTTACGTTGAGCGGGAAAGCAGCAAGGTCGAAGGGCCAGACCTTGCCCGCCTGACGCTTCAGGTTGCATGCGTAAACTTTCATGTCCAACAGTGACTCGTATGAGCGTTAAAATGGAGGTAGACGTTGAATACGCGAGGGAACTGGCTGCCAGCCTACGCGAAAACTTTCCTGAAGCGCTAACCAGAGGCGTGCAGGACGCTGTGGCTATCGTCGGCGAACGGATGGCAAACGATGCACGGCAGTTCTGTCCTGTCCGCACGGGCTACCTTCAAAGCACAATCGCGCTGGATCAGCCGGGCGCGGCTAAATGGGTGTTTAGCCTTGTTGCACGCGCACTCTACAGCGTTTACGTTGAGTTTGGAACAAGGAGGATGGCTGCAAGGCTTTTCATGACTCGCGCGGTTGAGCTTCACACGCCTGAAATGCGAGAGGAAGTTGAAAACGCAGTTGCAAATGCGATCAGAGACGCTTTCCACTAGGAAGGGGGGTAAGTACTTAAGGGGCTCACGGCATGAATAAGGAGCTTAAGTTATGTTTAACAAAGAAATTCGTGAACTTTGCCGTGCGCATTCTAGACAAGCTTATCCCAAAAGCAGAGGCAACTCATCCACAAACACAAATGATTGAGCATATGTTCAAAAAACTGAGCAGGGCCTACAGAACTGAAGTTTATGCAGGGCGGTTTGATGGTGTGCCCTGCCAGACTCTCAATAACTTGAAGGATCGAAACTTTCAACGGTTCCTGAATCTTTCGGAGAACTTGCTTGTTTACCTCGGCGAGAACGACCGTTACTACCGACAATGGCTCGGCTATGCGTTGCTGCTTGCGGAAGACGAGGTTAAAGCTGAACTTGAAAGGCTCAGCATGGAAGATTTCCTCAGGCTAACTAAAGCTCAATGGGAGTTTGACATGAGAGGAGCGTTTCCGAAAGAATATTTTATGATTCACAAGCAAGAGTTCCTCAACATCCTCTTGGCTAACTTTCTCACGAATTTGGCATAGTCACGAAAGAGAGCTAAAGCATGTTTAGCTCTCCGTGAACGCAACAAAATTTTGAGAGGTGAAAACAAGAATTGAGCACTCCGTTGATTGGCCGTAACGCCGTTATTCAGATGGGCGCAACCACGATAGGCTTCGCAACAGGTTTCACGAGCAACATAAGCGTCGACCTGATTAAAGAGTTTGCTTTAGGCAGTGACAAGGCGCAGGTTCTCAGCGGTGGAAACAAAAGCTTCAAGGTAAGCTGTGACAAGATGTATATTGACAACACGTACGCGACGCAAGTTCTAGGCGGCACACCCGTTGACTTCGTAATCGCTCCTGCAGGCACAACTACGGGCAAACCGAAAATCACCATTAAAAACGTGGTGCTGACGGTTTGGGACTTCAAGGCTGACCAGAAAGGCATCGTCAGCGAGAAGGTAAGCGGCGAAGGAAACGACTTCATAGTCGGAACATTCTAAATTTCCCCCCTTTTATCACACGTGTGATATTTTCGGAGTTCACCCGGGTGAACTTTACCCGGGTAAAGTTTAGAGAGGCAAAAATATGAGTGAAAAACAGATAGACTGGAAGAAAGCAGCTGAATACGAAAGTGCATTAGAAGAGTATTCGCTTGAGAAGCTTGCGAAAGTAAAAATGTTCGACCCGAAAGAGCTTGTGAGAAGCGCCAAGAAAGTGAGGGAAATCGTTGATGAAGATTTGGGCACGATACGTTACGTGTTGCTCACGTATGATGACCTTAACGAGATTGTCGAGAAGTACAAGGACAACAAGGACAGAAGCATCCAATTGCTTTTCAGGCAGCTTGCGCCTGCCAACAAGGGCCTGACAGTGGAAGATATTCGCCAAATGCCGTACGAAGTCGTCGTGAGGCTCCTGACAAAGTTGCAGAGTGAAGGCAGTTTTTTTCCGCGGAAGCCATTCAAGACTGGATCGACATCGACGCCAGAGCCCAAACCGTCGGATTCATCGCCCATGAATACGGTTACACACTTCCAATGATAGGTAAGCTGACTCCATTTCAAATAGAGTTTCTCAAGCAGTGGGCACTCTGGTTCATAAAGCAGCGGAAAGGTTAGCCGTGAATGAGCGAAGTTGAAATACACCTAGTCGCCTATGACGAGGCAAGCGAAAAAATAGAGAGCGTAGGTAACACTGTAAGCGCAACGTTCACGGACATTGAAGGCAAAACGCAAAGCCTCACAACAGTGACGGATGAATCAACAGGGCAAATCACTGCTAGCTACGGTAAAGTTGCAGATGCAGGCCAGAACCTTGAGAAGCAACAAGCCAAAACCACGATGGGCTTCAGCGACTCTGCACTCGCAGCGAACAATTTGGCGTTGTCTGGCGCAACATTATTCATGAGTTTTGAACGTGTAGAAAAGGCTGAAGTGGCAGTTGACAGAGCAAACTTGAATGTTCAGCGTAGCACTGAAGCTGTAGATCAGGCCCAGAAAGCGTACAACGCGGCAGTTGCTAAGTACGGCGAGAACAGCGCTCAGGCCAAAGACGCTGCAGACAAACTTGCCATCGCACAGGAAGCTCATAACGTTGCTTTGGAACGTGCTGGCATGGCTTCGCAAAACCTTAACCAAGCAATGATATTCAGCGCGCTCACCGTGATTCCAAGCTTAATCTCGATAATCACAAGTGTTTCGCACATCACGGAAATTTGGCAGGGAGTACAAGCTGGGCTTAACGCAGTTATGAATGCTAACCCAATCTTTCTAGTAATCACGGCTGTCAGCCTGCTTGTCGTCGGCATAATCGCCGCTTACAACGCTTGCGAACCTTTCCGCAACGCCATAAACGCGATTGGAAAAGCTCTCGGTGACTTCTTCAAGCCCGCCATAGACGCGGTTAAGGGCGCGTTAGAGTGGCTTTGGAACAACATTCTTCAGCCCCTCGGCAGCTTCCTCAGCGCAATGCTTACATACGACATTAAAGTCGTCGGTGACGCTTTCAACTGGCTGGCAGGCGTTCTCAAACCAGTTACGGATGCTCTCGGCGCAGTGGCTAACGCTGTTGGCGGAGCGTGGAACGCAGCTGTAGGAGCTATTGGAGGAGCCGTTAGCGCGATAGGAGGCTTCTTCGGAAACGTTGCAGACGCATCAAACAACCTTTCAAACGGCGTAACCGCAGATACAGGCGCGATAGTTGTCGGCTTTGAGAAGGTCGGCGATTCTCTAGGCCCGTTTAGCGGCGCATTTAATGCGGCAAAAAATGTTGTCCTGGGCTTCACTGGAGAAACGAAAGAATACTACGAGGCTTGGCGTGACGAGCAGGTCAAGCTGGTTGACGAGAACCTTTCAAAACAGCTAGACGTAATAAACAAAAAATACGATGAGCAACTGAAGACGGTTGACGATTCACTGTCGAAACAGGTTGACGAGATAAACAAGAAATACGACGACATGACTAAAACCGTCAACGACGCTTTCGACAAGGAATACGCGGAGTTCATCAAGCATTACAGCGAGATTCTTGAACCGCCAGTAAGCGCGCTTGACAAACTCCTGGAAAAATATAACAATTATTTTGATAAGCAAATCGCGGATCTCACGAGGCATTATGATGAGGAAACAAAAAGCACAACATCACATTATGACGGCTTGATAAGCGAAGTTGAGAACAGCCTGAACGAGCAGAAAAGAAACATTGAAGCAACCTACAGCGAGATGCTCAGAACCGTTCAGCAGGAATACGCCGACGAAATCGCTGCAACCCGAAGCCACTATGACGATATGATTGGCGCCGTGAACGCTGGTTTGAAGGAGATTCAGAACGCGCGGAAAGGCGACTTGGACGCTTTAGAGCTTAACATGCTAATGGAGAAAGAGAAGCTTAAGGCAGCGCTTGCAGCCAATGAGATAACGCAGGAAGAGTATCAAAAGAAGGTTTCAGAACTTGAAAAAACGTACAATGCGCAGCGTGCTGACATTAACGACTCGTATCGGCTGAAGGAGCTTGAATATCAAAAAGCGCATGCTGGCGAGGTCGAAGCGCTTGAGAAGGAGAAAGGCGAGAAACTGCAGGAACTCGCGAACAAAGAGAAAGATGCAGTTACAGACATTAATGCGGAGAAGAACGAGAAGCTTCTAGGCGCTGAAACTGCAGCGAACGCTAAGATTGCCGCACTTAACCAACAGAAAACAGATAAAGTGAAAGCAATTGCTGACCAAGAAAAAGACGCAATCGCAAAGATTGAAGATGAGAAAAATGCAAAGATTAAGGAGATTCAAGACAGAGCTGCAGCGTTAGAAAAAGAACACGCTGATAACATTGCAGCAATCGAAAAGGAAAAGAGTGAGGAAATCAACGCTGCCGTAACCGCTGCGGAAAACGCTAAAGCAGCTCTTATCGCAAGCAGGGAAGGCGAAATTAAAAGCACGATTCAAGCTGCTGAATTTGAGAAGCAGCGCATCATCAGCGAGTCAGGCGAGAAACTTGAAGCTTCAAACTCGAGCGTTTGGAGTAACATTGGAAGCGCAATTTCAAACGCCTGCTCATCTGCTTCCACCACGTTGCAAAGTTGGGCTAAAAGCGTTGCGGACGCGATGAGCGGCGCGTGGGACGCTATAAGCAAGTTTATCGGAAGCATCTGCTTCGCGCATGCCCTTGCAAACGCTGCTGATTCAAGCCAAAAAACCATGACTGGCTGGGTTGGCATGGTTCAAGACAGCATGGACAAGGGTTTAGCGAGCACTAAAGAGTTTAACAGGCAAGCTGAGCTTTCAGGCGCCGCCGCCTCGGCTGGCGTTGGAGCCGCGCCTGTCCCATCAGCTGCATTGGCTGGTGCGAGAGCGCCAGTAACAGTTAGCATTATGGCGCCCCTCGTGAACGTTGAAGGCAGCGCGGATAAGGCGACTGTGGATTTGGCTTCACGGCAGGTTTTTGAAGCTTTGAAAAGCATTATTGTGGAGCCTACAAGCGCTTCTGCCACGTCAGTTCAGAAACGTATTAGGAAAGGAGCTGTGTTCACGTAAAATGGTTTTGTTAACCGAGCAAGTCAGGCAAATCGCGAAAGAACAATCATTGATTGAAGATGCAACACAGTATGTTGGCGCATCCGCTTCAGGTTGGGCCACCATGAAAGATTATGGCAACATAACGCTTTCAGAAGACGCTGTCATAGCCCTTAGTTATGACTACGGGGTGGTAGTCGTCGGGGGAGGCACAGCATGTAACCACAGATTAAAAATCGGCGGCACAATCGTTTGCGGCTTCCCGAGAAACACGGCTGGTCCAGAAACTGTTCACGGAGTCTTCTTTTTGGCGGCTGGAACATACGACGTTCTCATGGAGGGTGCAACGGATTGGTATGATGCGAACAACTATAGAAAACCTTACGTTCAAAACTTCAAACTTGGCAAAGCCAGCTTAAGCGACGTTCAGGGATGCAGTTTAGCAGTGTATTCAGCGGCGATAACGAAGAATCTGCCTATACGCAAGACGTGCATTGGCACAGTGAAGAACGGCAACATGATTATAATCGTTTCTGCATATACGCCCGGTACGTATACAACCTTTCAAAACGTAGGCGAAGGCGCCGCTCACAGCGTTGCCATAACTGTCGACGGAGTTCAGAGGAACTGGACAGAGCGAAGAAACGACAACATTATTGGTTCCTTCAGTTCTCTTTTTGGCGCAGGGTTAGGCCGCCTGCACGTCAGTTTAGCTGCAGGGTCAAACCACACTGTCTCCATTGGTACATCGGATCCTACTACAGTCGTAAATATTTCGTTGTGTTACAGTCCGTGGCTGCTGTCAGCGGAATCAATGTTTGAGCCAGTCTCGCTGGATTTTCCGCAGGGAAGCACGCTGTACGTAGTTGGGGAGCCTCTAAGCGCTAACCCAACAAAAAACATTAGGGTTGGCAAGAAGCGGGCTGTAAGTTTCGGTTCTGCAACAGACTACTACAGCGCAGCAAGCGGCACGGACATTCTCAGTTGGAGCTACACTTTCGAAATTGTCGAAGTTACAAACGTTGTCTTGGTGACGGATGGTTGGGGAGGCTGTGTAGGCGCAATCGGAGTTGATGTGCGTTAGATGACAATAAAAATCACGCAGGTCTCAACCCTTACAGGCGAAGCTACCCTGACAATTGCGTATGATAACCCTTCAGGAAGCGGCAACCTCTCAACCTTCACGGTATCAATGCGGGACCTTGTTGACCGACTCATCACCGTCCGCAACCTTCTCGGCAGACCGTTAACTTTGACTGACGCTCGGCAGGCGCTTGTTGCCCTAATAAACGAGGTTCGGAAAGGACAGAGCGGGGTTCCTGAACGGTTTGATTTCGCGCCCTACATAGGTGTTGAGTTGGAGGCTCTATAGTTGGCTACAACCCTAGACGGCAAAACGTTGACTGTGACGAAGTGGGGCGAGAACGTTCAGACTAGAGCAAGCCAATGGGACGCTTGGGAAAATCAGGAATGTAAACGGAAAATAAAAGTTTACGGCATAACCCGAACATACATGGTTGAATGTGTCGAGCAAAACGCTGCGTGGACAGACAGCCTAGTCAATTATTTTGAGCAGACAGAAAAAAACGGATCCTCTGTTGTCTTGAGCAGCGACCGTCCAACGAGACCCGTAAACAACGTGTCCGTTTATGTCTTAAACGTTTCATACAGCGAAGAAAACTTGGGAGCACAGAACATCAGAAGGTTCACGCTTACGCTTCAGGAGGCTTAAACAGTGAGTGTTTGGGGCGGCGAATCAATCCATGATGCAGTGTTAAGCCAGTTGACGAGCGCTCCAACAGGCAAGAAAGTCTCGAAGTTCAGTTTCTCTTGGAACCCAGACGGAACCGTAGCCGCAATCAAAGCTTATGACAGTGGTGGAACGTTGCTTTTCACCCTATCCTTTTCATGGAACGCTGATGGGACGCTCAAAGAAGTTTCACGGTCATGATTTTTTCATGACGCAAAAAAGGTGAAAAATATGGAAAAAGCATTTGGAAAAGACTTGATAGATGTTGGTGCATCGGTTCCCATGAAAGATGTGGTGAGGTACAAGACAAGGTGGACTATCGAAAAATTCAAGGGAGATTTCAAAAGCCGAGAAGAAGCGGTTAAAGCCAAAGCTGAATTGATTGAGAAGCTTGAGGTTGACGGCAACCTGCTGCTGAATGAAGGCATAAACAGCATCTGGACGCTCGTGTGCAGCGGCGCAACAGCAACCGTTCTAGTATTCAACAACACGAACAGCTACATAGGCGTCGGAGACAGCGCAACCGCTGCGGCTGCCACTGACACGGGATTGCTGGGAACGAATAAGCTTTACAAGGCGATGGACGCGGGCTACCCGACTTTCGGTTCAAACCAGCAGGTAGTGTTTCGCAGCACATTCGGCAGTGCAGACGCCAACTTTGCTTGGAACGAGATCACCGTGGCTGACGGCAACAGCGACTCAAGCATGAACCTGAACCGTAAAGTCCAAGCAATGGGCACAAAAGCCAGCGCCACCACGTGGGTCGTTACGTTAACCATAACGCTGTCTTAAAGGGAGGTAAATGACGTGGCAGTGGGGGACGTTTTCAGCGGACTTGCAAGTGTGGCGGCTGCAGGCTACTTGGACATTCTGCCGACTGGCACTGTGGAAGCTGTGATTCACAACATTTACCACGAAAGCGACATTCAACTGGAATTTTATGATGGAACAAACAGCTGCGTCTTCGACACAGACGCAGGTGCAGGCGTCTACGCAAAGTATGCCTTCCACGTTACAAGCACTAGACGAGTCAGAGTCAAAAACACCGCGACAGCAGCTAAGCTGATCGGCTATGACGGCATAGTCACCCATGTATAGGATGAACAGTGATGACGCGCCTGACTCCCGCTTTCACGGCGGAAAAAACCCTGAACATAACCTTTCCAGCGGCACAGGAAACCTTGTTGGCTACGCCTGACACGTTGCCCACTGCTGAGCCTGCTACGCCGCAAGTGAGCTACACGGTTGACAGCGCATGGCTTCCAGCATTGGACATCCAGCCTTGCATGAAGGTCTATGTTGCACATCTTCACGCCGCAGGCAAATGCCCAACAGCTGCTACGGTTTCTTCGCGGATGAAGAAGAACGGCGCCAGCGTGAACACGGGCACAATTTCGGTTTCTGCAAACTACTATTACAACATCATGCCCAACTTCTACGATGTTGCCGTTGGAGACGTTTTGGAGCTTGCTCTCTGGTCAAGCGTTGCGGACAGCCAATATGATTATAAAGCGTGCGCCATAAGCATCTCACGCGTCATCATAGTCAACGCTGACGTGATGTTGCCCTGCAACTTCGCAAATTACACCACCTATCCAACCCTCAGCCTCGGCACTCCCACCGTTTACAGTCAGCCAGCCTTCAGAATTTACAACGACACCCTCGAAGTTCAGCTTGCAAGCGCCGCGAATGTTGGAGCCGTCAAGCTTAACAAGAGTTACGGGCTCTTCCGCGTGTACCACGCTGACATCTACAACCCAAACGCTGCCACCCAACTTAGTTACTCGAGCAGACCGCGATACTGCAAAAACTATGTGCCCACCCAGATAATTTTGCGAGGGTTAAAACTTTGATTAGTGAATACGGCGAAGTGATGCTTGACGGCGTGGATGAGGGGGGTTTCCGCAGGACCGACGGCTTACTTGAAGATGGCAGAATAATAATCACAGTAACAGTTGGAGTAACCTACGTTAACGTTGGAGACAGCGGCTCAGGCGCAGACCAGCTTTACAGTGTCCTGGCAACGTTAGCGTTGGCGGAGTCGGCCAGCGGAACTGACGGCTTAGATATGCAAGCAGCTCTGCCTTTAACTGATTCTGGCGTCGGCTCAGACGTTTTACAGTCAATCGGGTTGCCCCTAGCAGATGTTGGTTCTGGAACGGACGTGTTAAACATGCAGGGACAGCTGCCTCTATCCGACTTGGGAAATGGGCTGGATTCTGCTTCAATGCAGGGCAGCTTAACATTAAGCGATGTGGGAGCAGGCTCTGACCTTTCTTCTTTACAAGCGCAAATGTCTTTAACGGATTCTGCAGTTGGCAACGACTTTCTAGAATCAATTGACGTACCGTTAACGGACAGTGGAGTTGGAGCTGAAACTTTGGCTATGCAGGGGCAACTGTCTCTGTCAGATGTTGGAGCTGGATTAGATTCTCCGTCTATGCAAGGACAGTTAACGCTGACTGACGAGGGTTTGGGGGCTGAACTTTTCGGTTTACAGGCTAGTTTGGCACTGGCTGATGTTGGGAACGGCGTTGACTCACCTTCTCTGCTTGCTCGCCTGTTCGCGGCTGATTCTGGGTTGGCTTCTGAAACGTTAGACTTGCAGGCTCTGCTGTCACTTTTAGAGTCGGGTCTTGGAGCAGACAGCATGAGCATCTATACCGGACCTTTTAGCGTGAACGTAGGCGACAGTGGTGTAGGCTATGACGTTGTTAGGGCTGTATGCTTGGTAGAGGCTCCGCAGGTCATCGTAACGGCGGACGGAAAAATTGTTTTGCGCGTTTCGCTCGCTACGAAGGACAAGCCTCAGTACATAGTGTTGGGCTAGCGTGTGCTAACTTTGTGGGTGTTACAGGTTTGAAGCGGAAGGTTCTTGGTGAACTGGGAAAACTCAGCCTAGGCGATCTTGTTCGTGTTGAATGGCAGGATGCTTCAATCGGCAAAAGCTTAGGCACTGGCGTGGCTGTTGACGTGAGCGTCTGCAGCTGGGGCATTTTCATAGGATTCATGGGCGAGAGAGGCAAGCACATAGTGTTAGCACAAAACAACTTTCACTATGCTGACGGCCTCTACGACATTGATTACACGGCAATCCCAGTTTCATGGATGATGAGCGTTGACGTAATAGCAAAAAACCACATCAAAACAAGCGACGCCAAGGAGCTTCTAAACAGCTTTCTCACGGGTGGAAGACGAACACTGCCAAAACGCAAGCGTCAGCAGAGGATAGTTAACCATTATGGCAGACTGGATTAAACGGGCCTTGACAAGGACGGTGCAGCGCAAGGGTTCCAGGGGAAAACAGCAAATTATTATTGTGCAACCTAACGAGAAGCTTGTTTACGGCGTCAAATTCGCGATCGGCATGACAGTGTGCCTTAGCGCTGTGGAAATTGCGCATATAGCTTTTTTGGGCAGGTGGAATGCTGAAGTGTTCAGCGGAATTATGCTGATTTCCGGGACAATTTTAGGTATTTTTCTGGGGCAAAAGTGAACTTCAGACTGAACAGAGCTCGTGGGGCTCGTTTCAGGAAGTTCAGGAGAGCTCATGTTAAGCTCCAGAATGCTCGTAGCATGGGCTCTCGGCTGAACCGTGTTTTCCCGAAGGCGTTTAGAGATTCTAGTTTCAAAGCTCACTCACAAGCGGGGTGGGCGAAACCATGAAAAACTTAGGGGAGGTGAATCGTGAAAATGTTTGGTGGAAGACTAATTCCCTCCGCTTTGATAGGCGTAGGCCTAGCAGCTGTATTGTTTGTTGTTGGTGGAATCAGTGAAAAACTCGGCATCTTAGCTACTGCAACACCTGGTGTGGTAGGACCACTTCTCGGATTGCTTGGTTTTACAATCCCAATAGGCATAGGCTTGTACGAAGATTACAAGGAAGGCAAAGCAGCGAATGGAACGACCGCAAAACCTCAGTAG